TTTTTGGATTCCCATTAATTCTCCTTGAGGTTCACTGTCCCCTCTTTTTAGTTATTTATGAAATAATAAATATAAAAAAGTATTTCAAGAGTAAATATGGCTTCTCAGGTATTAAGTGGTTCTGGTAATGTATCTTATACGAATAACACCGGACAGAATGTGAGAATTGTAATTAATTATATGGCCGGAGTTACTTCTGGTGGTGGTACTGCAATAATTCTAAGTTGGGCAGGAGTTAGCGTTAATTCTCAACTAACTGCTATTGGTAGAAATTTAGCTACTTCAGGAATTATTTCCACTGCAAATAATGGATTGACTGCTGGCACCGGCAATTTTGCACTACCCACAGAAATTATGCTTGCTCCGGGTCAGACTTTCGCTACTACATGTGGCGCATATAATATCGTAGTCATCCCCGAAGCAGGTTAATCAGATAGGAATACTAAATCCTGGAGTGGTGAATGGATAAGGTCCAGCAGCAGAACCAGAACCAGTTGCACTAATTGTAACAGTTCCAGTTCCGCCTGCTGGACTTATTGTTATACCAGCACCAGCAACAATTCCAGAAACTCCAGAGTTACTGATAGTTGCTACTGTCTGTCCATCAACAGTAGCATAACTAACACTTATTCCAGCGCCAGCAGCAATATTACTACTGGTCATTCCACCGTTGTTGGTCCAACTGAGACCACCAACACCATTAGATACTAGAACCTGACCATTTGTTCCATAAGAATTTGGTAGGATGTAGTTGTAATTTCTTTCAAGAACGGGTGCTTGGATGCCTATGTAATAAGGTGTGGTGGTATCAGTTATACGAAGAGCACCATGAACTTTAGCATTACCTAGAACTTCAAATTTTTCAGAAGCAAATGATGTATTAATACCTAGATTACCTTGAGCGTCAAAGATAATAGGTTGAGTATCATTAGGTTGTTTTTCAATAGTAATAATATTTCCAGTACCACTAGAAGAACGAATTCTTATTGCTTCTTGGGATGGAGCAAAGATATCAAGTTTTGCAGCTGGTGCAGTAGAACCAAGACCCACATAACCAGTACCTGCGATGCAGAAATCTTCAACAGTTAGAGCATGTCCTCCACCTGACTGATTGATATCTAAAAGTGTTCCTGAAGAAGACCCGGAAAGTTCTAAAGTATTTCCAATATCATTGTAAATTAGAGATGGAACCCCTGCAAATCTTCCACCATTATTATACTGTACTGATTTATTTGGTAGACCTGGACTGCTTACAAAAGTCGTTGAACCACCATATGCAATTCCATAGAATTCTAAAGTAGAATTTGGCGGATGATTGAAGATAATATTTGACCCAGAAATATTGAAACTTCTGGATGGTAGTTGAACTATACCACTAAGAGCAATTAATAATTGATTGCTGCTTGCTGGAGTGTAAGAAGTTCCGCCCACAGAAAGTGGGAATGAAGTTGTGATGCCGTTGAAAGAAGGGGAAATATCATCAAGATATACGATAGATGCTGTAGTTCCTACGCCAACTGCTTGAATTGCATCGAAAATAGGTGTTGTATCAAGAAAAACTGTTGCAAGTCCAGTATTACCTAAAGTTGCAACGAAATCAATTCCATATGCATCGAAGTTCAGTTGAGTTGCAAGTCCAACATAAGTATTGAATGTTCCGGTGGAAACACCAATCTTAGTATTACCAACTTTACCAAAAGGTAACCATTCGTTATTGATGGTATAAATCCAACCACTCGAACTATCCTCTTGAGGTATAGCATTCCAAACAACATCACCATAGTTTCCAGCATAAGTTGGTTTATCATCTGCTACACTGAACTTTCTTGAGACTTCATTTTCGCCTTGTAAGTATAGGTCTCTTGCTTCAATTCCATTGCTTGAAGTGACTTTATTATTAAATACGACAGGACCAGAGAACTCACTGATTAAGTTCTTATCGCCGCCGCCTTCAACTTTGAGTGAGCGGAAGATAAACAAGTCAGAAGAAGAAATGATTTCGGATGTGATACTTCCACTTAAATCTTCTTCACCGGAGACAGAAGGAATTGGCGAATCATAAATCTCTTCTTGACCTGTAGAAGACTTGATAATCTTATTACCAGTATAGAAATCTCCATCATTATTCATTCCAGAGAATACGATCGCACCACCATCATACTTGGTGGATTGTGATAGAATTTCTTCAGCAGGACTTAGAATGCGGTCTTGTCTATCTGGAAGTGCTGATGAATAGTTACCGGGACCAAAACCAAGATATTCGAAGGTATGACCTGAGGCACGAATGATTGAGTTTCTGCGGAATTCAATAGGATGTACGTGAATAGTGCGTACAACTGAATTAATTGGGTGCGTTTGTCTTGGAGTACCAAAGAGAGTTCTGAAGATACTAATGGTATTTCCGGCAACAGTAGCACGAATTCTAAAGATTTCATCATCAATCAGTAGATAATCACCTAGTTTTAATCCAAGAGAAACGGCATTTGGAATTGTAATTGTAGTGTTGTCTGGTGCATTGTAGTTCAGAACAGAACCTGAGACGGTAGTAATGCCAGCATACTCATAAGACAATCTACCACTTCTATTCTCATTTGTGGGGTCTTCTCCAGCAGAAGAACTTAGAACTGCTCTATGAGCGACAATTGTTCCAGTGGTAACAGGAGTTGTTGTAGAAACACCAGTGTTAATGGCTGCTGATGTTACGCTAGTTACATTAGAAACAATGAACTCACCATTAAAGAAGTTATCAGTTGCTCCAGAGAGAATAATCTTCTGATTAACTCTAAATCCGTGACTGGTTGAGAAACCAAGAGTTGCGGTTCCAGTAGAAGCATTATAGACAACACTTGAAACACCAACACTTCTTCCAGCAAGAATATAAGATGCGTCAGCAGTAGCAGTTGCTCCAATACCAGTTCCAGTAAATCCACTTACTGTAGAACTAGAAACAACACTCAGTTGCTTTGGTCCATTGACTGCAGTAATTCTGTAGTGAGTATTATAGTTCTCATATTGCTTGTTGGAAACTCCATAGACACGAATGACTTCACCAACACTATTGCGAATAGAACTTACGGTAATGGTTGCTGGTGCAAATCCAGCAGTGGTTCCAACACCAACAGGTGGTACAACAGAAAGAGTATCTGATGCGACATAACCACCACCAGGATACATAATTGAAACCGCAGTTACATTTCCACTTGCATTGACTGTAACTTTAGCACTTGCTGAAGAACCACTTCCTCCAGTTAATCCAACACCATAATAAGTACCTTCTAGATAATTACTTCCTGTGGTAGTAAGTGTAATTGTACCAATACCAGCAAACTCATGATCCTTATTGGTATAGATTGTATGTACGGTAGCACTTGAGGATACAATGTTAGTAAGTCCAGCACCAACGTAATTATCAGAAAGGTTCTTTTGTAGTGCTTCTCTAGTAATTGACCTTTCGGGGTCATTAATAACAACTTGACCGACTGGTGATGATATAGCAAAAGAAGTAGAAGCCTCAGGATTAGTATCTGGATTATCTCTATTCAGTTGTGGGTAGAGATTTTGAACTGGTTGAGAGAACTTCTGATTAGTGAATGGAGCAACAGAAGGTGAGTTTGATGAGTTTAAGATGGTGAGATGATATACACCATCTTGAACGTTTGGTATGTACTCATGAACTTCTTCAGTTCTGTAAATGTAATAGGTGTCGTTATATCTCTTACGTGTAAATCTTGGTAGGTCTGAGTTACGTACTACTGTATTTGTAGCAAAAACACCAGGGTTTGTAGTCAGAGCATAAGTAAATTGTCTGGATGTTGGAGTGCTTGTAACAGTATAAGTACCATTATATCCTGTTGGAGTAACGTTCTGAATTATAACTTCAGAACCAACGGAGAGGTAATGTGGAAGTTCAGTTGTAACGGTTACAGCATTTGAACTCCAAGTTGCTCCAGCAATGAAATTGAAGTTTCTGAGTTCTGTAGAATTTAGAAGAGTTGCTGAAGAAGCAAAATACTTCTGAATTTCAGCAGTACCAGTACCAATTCCACTATTTGCTTCTTGAATTACATATCCTTCCAGTGGAGGACGTGCGACTGTAGAACTATCCTTTGGAATTACATAACGAACTTTATAAATCTTATCATCTAACTTACGGTCATCCTGTCTTCTCATAATATAGGTTCTTGATGTTGCTTCACCAAGACCAGTAGTTCCAAGACCAACAATTGTAGAGTAAATGTTGTTCTCAGTTCCAATTCCAGAAACAGTTAAATACCAACCACCACTTACACTATCACTTTGAATTGGGTGGCCGTAATCACCACTTGCTTTATAGATGACTTTACTTACAACATGAAGTTTTCCACCACTATTATTGAGAGTGAGTGCTTGATTATTAATTGCATTCGTTTCAGTTTGTGCGAGTTTAATCTGAGTAGATGTTAAAGTACCGTCAATATCTGATGCGATTACATAATATAACTTACTCGCGTCAATACCGTCAGGAAGACTTCCATTTTCACTAATGACCTTTACATTCTCACCACTAACGAATGTATGTGCTGAGGTTAAGTCAAGGATATTAACACCACTTACACCAATACTGTTAATACCAGAAACATTAGTACCAACAATAAAAGACTTTTCTGCTGATGCGCGAGTTGTATATGCAGTATTCGGCATTACAATCTTTGCCGAATAGGTGTTTGTTACGCCACCCTGTGCTACTTGAACGTAGAGTTCGTCTCCTTCTTTTGCACCAATACGGTAACCATCTAGAACGTTATTTGGAATATTCCCCGCAGTTTGATGACCGTAAATATAAAGACGACTGGTGTTACCTACACTAATGGTTGCGGCAACATCAATTGGTAAGAATTCAACAGTTGTTTCTTCAGTATCAAGTTCTTTTGGATTGATAATATGAGTAATGTATCCTTGATTATCTCTAGAGAACGCATCATCTCTAAATCCTTTGGATACTAATGCTTTCGCACCAAAGTTAGAGTTTGAGTTGGTAATTGAGAAGTCACCACCATTCTCAGCAAGAAAATGTTGAGCGAAACCAATAGAGAAGATAGAAACTAATTGTAAGAAAGCATCATTGGTTGCTTTAATATGATAGTTCTCATATTCTGGTTTATAAATTGCTCTACTATCACTTTGTAGATTTGCGATTTCGGTGTTATCCAAATAAACACCAGCATCCTCATCATACTTTACAAAGGCATTGGTATCTTTCTGCAGTCCAATACCAGTGAATTGAGCAACCATCATGCTCTTAAATCCAGTGGCCTTATCACCATCGGCAAGAAGACCGCACATACCATAAACTGAACGTAGAGTACAGTTAAAGATATATGGAGAGGATGAAGTTACACTATCAACAACAATATTGACTGTTGCTCCTGCTGAAGATGGTGCGGGATTTATGGGAGAATTTTGAACGCTATATTGAATTGTTGTGGAGTTTGGTACAGCACTTACAACATAGTTTCCATCATATCCAGATACGGCAATACCTTGAATTTCAATTGGAGTATCAGTGCTGATATCGCCAACACTTTCAGAAAGAGTTACGGTGATTGTAGTACTTGAGACAACACTGTCTCCAGCAAAGATACTACTGATACCAATTTGTCTTCCTCTAGAGGCAACAATTCTGAATTCATCAACAACAGGTTCAATATCAACGTTTGCTGAAGGATAATCATTATCAATGGGTCTTCCACTTGAAGGACCATAAGCAATTCCTACCTTCTCATAGAACATCTCCAGGTCAGTTCTGGTGGAACTATAAGTAAGGAAATCATCAGCAATACTTACGTCATTTACACCATCAGCATATTCAAATACGTTGAGTTTATGGTGTGAGAAGTTAGGAATGAAGATGTTCTTCGTATAATCCTTATAGCAAATACCATTTGGGTCTGCGTCAAAAATAGTAAATCCATAAACGAAACATCCACCAGTTACTCTAAAGACTGCTGATGTTTCAATGTTATCATTGACTGGATTTGGAACATATAGAGGTCTGACGGTTGTCTTTCTGAGGTCTTGACCTACAATAGACACACCTCTGGGAAGAATTACACCACCATGAACTGAGTTTAACTTATATAATGCATTATTAGGACTAGTAAGGTCAAAGTTAGTAATATTATCCCATTCACCAAAGTCTGATACAGTCTCACCACTTCTGAGTTTGAAGGTTCCTACTCCGTCTGGAATATACCCCGGACGATTATCAACAACGTGCTCTCCTGGATATAATAGAATAGTAGTTCTATCAAACCTATCGTTATCTTTTCCACTTTGGTATGAGTACCTAACTGCCTCTGCGACAGCACGTTGAATTGTTTTGAAGGGACGCAGAGGCGAACTTCCAGTGTTCTCTATGCTATCAGTAGCATCTAAACTATCTGGATTAACGTGAAGTATCGTTCCCCTAACTGACTTTAAGAAGTTATCAAGACGTGATAGACCCATCTTCTTATTTTACCATAAGTTCCTTATGACTTATTTATCAACTACCATTCTCTTCTGTTTTCCAAGAAACTTCTTCCCACTTAAGTTTCTCTTTCAACTGTTTATCGAATACCATTAGGTATCTATGCTTTCTACTTCTGGGTCTCCATTCACCTTCTAGTCCTCTTATAGGACCTCTAGAGTGCTTAACGAAAGACCCATCAGGTTGTTTAATCCAAAAGTCTGATTTCTTATCAGTCAGGCCATAGTATTGAAAATTGCAAGCTCTGTATATAATTCCAGAGTGGTGATTATCGTCAGCGTAACTAAGAACAGCACGAACTGGGGCATCTTTTTTAAACCTCTTTATACAACGACTAACAAACCAAGATGTAATATTATATTCTTCTTTTTGTAAATCTGGGTGTACACAAAGTCTGGATAATTCGCATATTCCTTCTTGCTGGTTTCTTTCTAATCCAAAGGCACCTACTGCTATTTCGGGTGTTGGTATCCCAGTAAAGATACAGCAACCCAGGCAACCGCCAACCCTAAGAATATCAGAAACCGAGGATCTAAAAAGCCCATAGTTGAAACCCGACTTGTATGATTTACTTTCATCTTTAAGGTAATGATAAGTTAAAAGGAGTGGTTCAACTTCCTTTTTTTTCACTCTTTCTATATAGAAGTCACTTTTCATAAAATTAAGTATTTGTACTCATTTCCTAACATTGTCGCCTATTTTTTTCTTAGTTTCTTCACTATGAGATTTACCATAAAACGGATTATTCTCCCCAGAAATATCCCTACCTTTTTCTTTCCAATATTTTTTGGCGGATTCTCTCATTTTTCTTTTTGTTTCTTCACTATGAGGAGTTCTTTTTCTATTTTTACTTGACTCTCTCATTTTACTTTTTGTTTCTTCAGTATGATTTTTACCATACCAAGCATTGTTTTCCCTAGAGTTTTTTTCGGAAAGAAGTTTTTTTTGTTTCTTCAGTATGAGAATATCCAGATATTCCATCACCACCATTAGTCATATTACGAAGAATGCCCGTTCCCAAGTCTTTTCTACCAAAAATAAAAATCATATAAACTTCGTGTTTATTTGCCTCTTCTTCTGTAATATTTTCCTTTAAGAAAATGATTTTATTATTATCTTTTGGTTTTAAGTTCGTTTTATTTTGTCTAATATGACTTTTATAAACTCTTCTTCCTCTACCCTTACCAATATAGTAAGGAGTTCCGTCTTCACGCAGATATGCGTAAGTGTAATATTCGTTCATCGTGTCTTGGCGTTGACTATTACTATTTATAGCATAAAAGTGGGACTTATGCAACTATATCCGCCAAGACACAAGTTGCCGCCCACCTTTACTCACTTTGTTTGCATTCTAACATATATTCTACGGTGTTTGCAACATCATTCATTGCATCACGAAGAAATGGTCGTTGTCCTGATTCTTGCCTGACAATTGGGTGAGAGTTATCAGTAAGAGTCCATCGCCATTGCTTCATAGACTCACAATACCAAAGATTAATTTTCATTCTTACTATATTCCAATTTGATCCAATTTAAAAGAGCATTAAGTTCCATCATAAAGGTATTATTGACTTCAACGTCAGGTAAATCAAATGGTTCTTTAAGTTCTTTACATGCTTGTACTTTCATTAGAGTATCATTACGATAATGCTCTAATGCTTCGATAGCAAGTTTTCTATCTCGTTGTGAAATTAGCGACATTTTGGAGTTATGCGAAACTCAGAGCCCCCGATCTGATTCGAACAGACGGCCGACGGTTTACAAAACCGTTGCTCTACCACTGAGCTACAAGGGCAAAAATTAATCAGCAGGCAACATTTCTGGATTTTCCAGTTCAACGTCGAACAACATTGGATGTGCTTCCTCTGCTATCAGATAGTATGAGGACTTATACAAGTCTTCTGGTTCAAAGCGTCTTTCATTGTCTGCTAGTTCAATAAGTTCTAGATCGTACATAAGACTATCAGGAACATCATCAAAAGTAAAGGGGATCTGATTTATGAAGTACATAAGGACTAATTGTGATCCTTTATTATACCAGACGTATCTAGCATCAATTCTATACTTCATAGAATTAGTCCCACCTTTGTGTATTTATTTAATTGTAGGTAGGTGGATGGTATTTTACATATTCAAAGAACGTAAGACGCATCTCTTTTTCATTCATACCACAGTGCTTCGCTGCCTGTGGTAGGTTCCACTTAGCTTGAAACAAGTTTTCATTTGCTTCTCTCACATTCTCTGGAGTTGTCTTGTTTGGTTCCTCTTTGAGGACCTTATAATTGATTTTATAAGGGTTCATAGAACTTCAGAGTGGGTTTGCGTATGAGAGTACATCCTCACTCACAGTAGCACGAACGAACTCCAGAACATTCATAAACTCATCCACCGTATCACAGGTCACTTGCTTCTCGGAACCTTCACTGGAGTAAAGGTAAACAGTTCGCTTGATGGGGTCAACCACGCACCGTGAAAGGAATTCGTCTTGCATTGGGGGTTTCCTGATTACCCTCGTATTATAGGGTCTTTTGGGGTCCCCGTCAAGAGAGGGTGATATTAGCAGATCTTAACACTCCGTCAGTACCGCGAACCTTAATTCTTAAATTTGTATTACTTGTAAGTTCAAACGAGAATTGAGAGTTAGATGGTGGAGTTGATGTTGTTCCTAATCCAACCGTTGATATTCCAGTAATAAGAGTGCTACCAACAACGTGAAGTTTTGATGTTGGAGTTGTAATTCCTATTCCAATATTACTAGAAACTGTAAGATTTTGAAGTTCCAGGTCCTCAATATCTTGTGGATCATCTAATTCAGTATAAATCTGTGCTTTAGACATTCAATCACTCCTTTGTATCGTAAGTATATCCAGCAATGGACCGTTGAGTATTATCTCCTGGATAATCTTCAATGGTTCCCTTATATTCTGGAATGAGTTTTTCTGTATCAATTCGTTCACCGAAGATATGATAGAAGCAATCTATCGGCATACCGCCTTTTGATTGAAGATAGATTTTATTATCTCCAATTCTTTTAACAATTACATCCTGATGCGAACCAACAGGAGTAAGTGAAACTGTAATTGTATTCTCATCTACTAAATTTGTCCAGTATTCGGGAAGATGAATTTCTGTTTGGTTCTTAACTCTTCCTCTAACATAAACAGCAGCCTCAGGACCTTCTACGCAGGCGTGAGTAAGTCTCCATCCTTCCTTTGAAGGGTGAGGAATATCAAAGTTCTTTTTACTACGCAATCTATGTCTTCTACAATTAGAGTATACATCACCTCCCGCGTCTATATCATTTTGAACCTTATGAAATCCAACAATATCAACATTACCAACGAATAGTGCAGATTCCGTCGATGGAGTTGTTACAACATCTCCTGGACCTGCGCCATCTGGAGCACATCTTACATTTCTTGTAACGTGAGGACCTGCTTTTACTACTAATGAATATGGACCTATGATATTCTTATTACAAATTGATAATCCTCCAAAACATGATGATGTGGGAATGGGAGAGTCTGTGTTATTGCAGGGGCCAATCATTAATGATGCTTCTACAGTTCTAAATGTATTTTCATCACCAATGATTGTCGGTCCATCCAAATAAACAGACCCTCTAATTACTTTTCTATCAAGTCCAAAACATTCAGGATAACCAATACCAGTGGTTAACTGATGGGAAATATGAAGTGTATCAAATTGAAAAGACATATTTTTTATAAGAAACGATTGACTGTATCAAATACTTGACTTGTTGCTGGGAGTGCTTTTGCTCCCAGTTGTGCGGCTGCTGATGTAAATCCACCAACGAAGTTTGATGCTAAGTTCATAGCAGTATTACTTACTATATCTACTGCTTGAGGACTGAATAACTTAATTCCATTTTCTGAAGTAACTTTAAACTTTCCAGTTTTAATTCTAACTTCATTATTAGAATCTATGTTGATAACACCTGTTGTTTCATCATAACCATCTGCTCTTAAATCAATATCGACTGCCTGCAGACGAATTCTTCCATTTGGTGCTTTTAGAACTAGGTCCCCATTTTCTACCTGTATGTATCCACCAATTTCACCTTCTTTTACATTGTCGCCACACTTGACTTCCCATACACCAGGATTTCTTTGAAGAGTCCAACCTTTTCTTGGACCATCATTTTCCATCTGAATATAATGTAAAGAATTGAATGCTTGCAATCCAATCCCAGACAACACATCTGCTTCAAGACCACCTTGACCAGATAGATTCAGACCACCAAAGTATACTTTACCCCAGCGATTTCCATATTCTAATGCTTCAAAAGTTTCCTTAGGTCCACTACTCATTATACTTACCTACACAGTCTACTACACTAATAATTTTTGAACCAGGTGGTATGGTGATGTTATTTAGGTCTATGCTAGAAACAGGAATAAATTTGAATACTGGTACTGCTTCAAAATTAAATCCTGTTTTTGATTCTATACGAATAAAGGGAACTTCGTCAAATCCAAGACCACCATTAATTACAGTCACCGTAGTAACTTCACCGTTCTCATTTACATCAAAGTCTAAATCAGCACCTTTATTATCATCAATTGTAATCGTATCTGTTGTTGTAAATCCAAATCCGGGATTAGTAATAACAACCGTATCAATGACTGTTATCACAGGAACTGTGGTTGGTAACGGAACTCCTGGAGTTGGTGCTGGTTGTCCACCAGTTTCAGTAGGAGTTCCGGTGGAAGGTGCAGTGGTTCCTGGAATAGATGGGGCAATAGTTGTAATTCCGATTGTTGTCTCGCCAGAAGAGATTGGAGTAGTTATCGGTGGTAAGGTAGGAACATTTGTAGGAAGACATGGTGCAGTAATTGTTCCAGTTCCTTCGATAACAATTTTAGCAAGAGGTCCAAGACCAGTTAAAGATTGTTGTACTTCTCCAGTTACACCAAAAAGATCTGCTGTAGTTCCATTGGGTAGATAAACTTCATCCCCAGGAACAACACTGAAAGTTTCTCCGCAGGAATAAACTTCATAACCAACACCATTTACTTCTTTACCATTAATGGTTTGGGTGCTTCCTGTTCTAAACAGAATAGTCTCATCGGGTAGGGAGAAAATAAATCCAGCACCACCAGTAGATCCATTGGGAGCAGGTAAATACTGAGTTCCTGAATCAATAGGAATAGCACCAGTAAGATTTAATATTTCCTGTTCAAAGCGATTGAATCTTCCTGTTGGTTCCATAATTGGTTGGAGCACAGCACCACCACCAATACCACAGGAGTCTATAACTCTAATCTGCGGTTCGTATGTATATCCAGAACCAAAAGCAGAGAAGTCAAGACCTAAAATTGCTCCAGTCGCACTTACAACTGCATTTGCTTCAGCACCGCGGCCACCTCCACCAACGATTTGTACTCTTGGTGGACCACATGGAACTTGTCTTGAATTACATGGATTTGAAGCCGTTCCTGATTCACTTCCAGGCAATGCAGTTTCAACTTCACTAATAATATTTCTTATCTTTCTACTTATCCCTGCTTCAACCTCCACTTCAATATCTTTTGGTCCATTCCAGAAACTCCATTGTTTAGTATCTGGACATTTCTTCTCGTCAGTATCACATTCAAAAAATCCAAGAAGATCTAAAACAAAGTCTAGAACGTCAAGAACTTTATCTGCAAATCCAGCACCAATGTTTATAACAGAATTAATCGCGTTAACTGCAGTATCGACAGCGCCATTAATCTGACCAAGTACATTTCCAAGTAAAGCACCAACAAATGAAGTTGCAGCACATAAGGGAGCAGTTACATAATTATCAATAAACTGCTTAGTAAGGTTTTTTACAACACCAAGAACCTTATCTTTAATTTTATTGAAAGCACATGCTAAACCACTCAGTGCTCCTTGGACATTTAAATTAAATCCAGGTCTTAGGAAAGGAGGGAGGAGATTCATCACTCCAGAAATCCCTTTATTAATTAAATTAATAAGAAATCCTCTCGCACGATCTAAAAGAGTGTTTGTAAGACCTGCTATTGCCCTTGTTACTGATTTGATTATCCCATCAATACTTGATACAAGGTCAGAAGCACCTCTCTTTGCTAGATTGGTGTAATAAGATAATTTGTTTAATAGTAATTTTATATTGCTAATAATATCAGCGGGCCCCTCACACTTTAGTGGTTTATATATCGGTTCTTTTGCGTTACCATCATAAAGTTTTGTTTGGTGTGCAATGCTTGCTTGTTGAGGACTTGCATTTGCTTCAATTGGTTTTTTATCTTTCTCTAAATTCTGATCCTTTTCTGGGACTTTTTTTAATTTTTCCCCACACATTCCTTTGTTTGCAGTTCTTAACTGAAAGAACTGTGGAGGATCTCCTTGAAATATACTTGGTTCATTCTGTTCGTTTACACCAAAGCATCCAAGAATTACAGGATTTCTTCCTTCTTTTCCGTCAGCATAAAAACCAATTACATGTGCTCCTTGTCTCAGCGCGGAAGTTTGTTTTGTTCCACCAAGACCAGATCCTGCTGTAACTGGATAAACAACTTCCGCCATCTCCAGCAGATCTGCTTCATCTGATTTTCCTTTGATTGCGTAGTGTCTTCCTACAACAGCGACTTTATACCTCTTACCCCATCCTTTTCTTGGACGAGCCTCTAACTTATCCGCATTATGTATTTTAGAGTACTCATTAGATCTATCATCATTAGTGCAACCTGCCCAGTACATGTCGTCAACAATGACTCCATGCCACCAGTACATAAGCATAGAGTGGGCTGATTCGTCATCAAAAAAATTATCGTTCATTGATTATCTCAGTCGTAAATTCTACACTCTAAGGCATTAGGGTTCTCATCACAGTACATTTCAAATGGAGTTGGATCATGATCAGTATCTGGATGATTTGCTTGATACTTTTCTAAGTGCTCTAATTCGTCTTCCAAATGACGACGGCGTTGTCCGCTTGTGTTAGGGTTATCTAACTCATCGCGATCATTATTAATGTGTTGTTGAATTGATTTTTCCATTTTACTTAAATGGCTTTCTGTAAATTGAATCTCTAACTAGATTGAGTCTTGTATAACAATTATTTTTTGTTATGCGGTGACACACATCCGCTATCATATATATACCACCAACTTTCTGGCTTACAACTCTACTAGTCTTTCCGGAAACTTCTGGGAAGTCACAGTAAATCAAATCGCCTGCTCTTAATCTAAAGTCTCCAGCAATAGCAATAGAAAGTTTATTTGAATATAATTGATTGTATCTCATTATTGACTGTCTTATAATCTCATCCATATTAAAGTTTGGTTGTTGAGACAATGGTATCTGTTGAGCTAGAGTTGTACCTGTAGGAAGAATACCATCATCAGACATCTTAGCACTTACAGTACGAGTGGGTTTTTCTTGTATCTTCAAGTCCTCAGCAATCTTTGGTCTTTCCAACCCACCATTGTTATCACCCATATATGAAATAGATGATCCTATAGATACCTCATTATAGACATTCTTCATTCTGTTAAATTCTTGTTTTCTGATTGTAGACATAGCACCAGAATTAACAAGTTTATCAAGATTTATAGTTCCAATAAATGAGTAATCTAAAATTTTACCGTCATATCCCTCAGGTATTTCTCCAATTAATTGATTAAAGATCAACTTTCTTTTTGGTTTTTGTTTGAAAAGCACATCGATGGATCTAAAATTATATCCATCATAAGTTTCATAGAATAGGTACCCTGCAAGTTTACCAAAAGCATCTGGAAGTTGAGGAACACACTTCTTACCTAATAAAGTGCAAAGATAAAAAGGTTTTTCGGTATGTCCTATAAAATTATAACCGTTTAGTCCAGGATCAATAATAAGATTCTTAGGAGTCTTCAAACAATTTCTCAGTATCGATTCCACTGAGTCTGTAATTTTTCCATCATATCTTCCATAGACCCAGTTGTCTGCAATCTTATTATCAATTGCTTCTTTAGAGTACATATCAACACTAAAGACCACTTTGTTTACATCTTCACTTGATGCACCTGGGTCTCCATTAATACGTAATTGTTTGTCTTCAATAAAACTTAATTGAGTTTCATATCCATCAGTAATCTTTAAGAAGACTTTTTCGCCTGAAGTCATATTGACATCATCTTTCTCAAAGACAGATGATCCATCTTCATCTTTTCTGTATCCAGTATCAACAAAAGTTGCCTCTGCTCTTACTGTATTATCAAGAATACTTTCATAGTAATTTAATTCAATGCACGCTGAAGCAACATCAACGGGATCATTATAATTTGAATAAACTTCAAATAAATTTATCTGGCCGCTACCTGCCTGTGCTGCAAAATTTTCCGCCATCTTATCCTTTACTTAGACTTGGAGTATTACCAGTACTATTATTTACACCAGCAACTGGGAAAGAAATACCTTTACTTCTTCCCATTGGTACAGGAACTGGTTTTTCAATAATCATTGGTTGTATTGCAATCATCATACCTCCATCAGCATAAGAAGGATAAGATCTTAGAGATGATACATTTCTGTTTGGAGATTGTTTTGGAACAACTCCGCCACCTTGATAAGCAACATGAACGTGATCACTATGACCAGATGGTTCATTTCCTGCATGAAGAAGTTCAACTGGTTTAACGCCTTTTATCTTATTAAATTCTGCAACTGCTTTCAATATTGGTCCTTGTTCATTAGCATAAGCACCAAGATCAATAGCTCTTCCCTGATAATGCAAAGATCCTGGACTATGACCCGAAGTTAAACTATATGGGGGATGTTCCGGATGCCTATGAATGCTACCAGGAACAACTCCTTTTTTCTTCATAAACCTTCCAAGTTCACCTGCAATTTTGCTACCTGCGGATCCATATCCTTTACCTAAATCCGTTTTAGTAGAAGGAGTAGATTCATCAACTTTACCTTTAACAACTTCTTTATTAACTTCTGCCGGCATCAATGTTCCTTTTTTAAACCTACCAATGTTTGCACCTCTTGGTTCAAACCCAAAAGTATGGCCATAACGACTTACCTCTGTAGAATTATCAAGATCATCATATTTTTTTTCAAAAGAGTCTGATCTAAAATTATCTCTGGGTCCAACAAAAGTTCTTGCTTTTTCTTGTTTACTTCTATCTAATAATGCTGCTGCAATTTTTTCAACAATATTTCCAGTATATCCTTTATATTTTTTAGCAAATGCAATAGCAGTTTCTTTTGAGTTTATTTTTCCCCACTCATTAACTCCACCATAGTCACTAACTGGTTGAAACTGACCTGGTTGTAAAATAACTCCCTTTATATTTTTTGGCCATCCAGGTAAAGAAACTCTATTATAAATTGCTTGAGCTGCATCAACAGCACCTTGATATCCATCGGTAGGTATTCCATTTTCAAACAGAGCAGCAGTAACTAGTAACCAAAAATCAGGACTTTCTGAAGTGACCTTTACACTTCCCATACTTCCTGGACTTGTATCAAGTTCTGTTCCCTCTTTTCCTTCCTCTCCTGTAGTATCTTTCTTAAACTCATTATACTTACCAGGCATCAATTGCTTTTGAACTTCTCTAATTGCCTCATCAACTTTCTGGTAAATTAGATTATCTAATGCTTTTGTAATACCTTCTGCAGGACCCACTTCACTACTTTTAGTGAGATCTCTTGGTTTAATCACACCACCAGTCTGCATTTTAGAGACTTCTTTTTCAATATTCGAAATGCTTGCAGATATTTGTCTATTTGCAATAGAAGTAATTAGATGTGATATTCCACCACTTAATCCTCTGATTGCATCTTTAGGTAACTTTTGACCTAAAGCAATATCAACAGCACCTCCCATTAAAGCACCAATACCAAAAGGAATATCCTTAAGAACTTTTGCTGCGTTTGTTAATGCCTTATATGGATTTGGTAGTGCCTTAATTTTTGCTTCTCTTTGTGCTATCTGTTCTGCACTTGCATTTTCTGGTAGTGGGGGAAGCAAGTTCCACCAAGCACCCTTCTGTTCGCCTTCAATATCAGTTCTTATTGATGGGTCTGGATATAATTCACGTATTTTTTTCTTTCCACCAACATCTTTTCCTGGTTGAGATTGCTTTGGTTTAATTTTTGGTGGTCTTCTCTGCGTAATCTTAAGTGTTCTGGATGGACCACGCCCTTGAGGTTTTCCGCCTCTTGTTACTGAACCGCCACCTTGTTTTCTCTGAACGTTACCTTGTGATTTTTTATTTTCAAATAAAACTTCATATAACTTTCCTGCTAGTTCAGCGCCCGCTAATCCACCAATAAAAGTTCCAAATCCAGGAAGAATTAAAGATCCAACAGCACCAAGTAATAAAGTTCCAACACCTCTAAAAGCAGCTTTACCTGGATTATCTCCAAGAGCCCAAGATAAACCAAATTCAATTAATGCTCCAAGAATTGGAAGTCTTGATAGGGGACCTTTTGCTAACCTTAATAATTGTTTAACACCTTGCTTACCAACAACTGCTTGAGCTCCTTTTTTTATTCCAATTCTTGATGCCTGTGCGGTTCTTTGTATAATTCCTTTTTTCGCTGCTCTTTTAGTTAATTCTTGTGCGGCACCTTTCCCTACTTCCTTTGCACCTGCTTTTTTAGATGTTTCTTTTGCAATTTTTTCTGCTTTTAATTGTTTGCCAAAAGCGTCAATCGCTCCCGTAAGAGCCATTCCACCAATCAGAGCATAGTTAATATATTCGTTTAGCTTGCCTGATAGATTATCAAAATCTTTCTGTGCTTTATCTCCACCAATACTCTTTGCAATTCCTCTTATCTTATCATAAGCATCATATCCACGTTCAACAAAACTAACAAAAGATGAAAGAAGAAACTTAAATGTATTCTCTACTACACCATAAACTCCACTAATGAGTTTTACTACACCAAGAAGTTTCGGAAGTTGATCTTGGAACTTAGTAAATAACCAACCAAGAGCAGTGAAGAATAAGAACCTTTTAATTCTATCCAAGAAACTCATTCCTGGAACGGAAAGACCAGGTAGATTAAATTTCTTTGCTTCCTTCGGTGCTTCTAATTTTTCTTCTTCTTTTTTAAATTCTTCTTTCTCTTTTTCTTTTCTTTTGGTTTCTGATTTTTTCTTAGATACTAAAAGATCCGATTGGAAAAACTTTTCAACCTTAACTAACTTATTGTTTACATCTACTGCATCTTTTTGATTACTTTCATCAAGTAATCCTTTTGTTATTGAAGTACTTTTTTTAGAGATCTTAAGAGGACTAGTAAAGTTTGACTTTCCAATCTTAGTGATTGATGTGGACTTTGCTGATGGAAGTAACTTAGATGGGTTTGTAATTTTCGCCATTGTGCTATCCTACTATTCCTAGAATGCTTGCGGTTTCTGCAATTTGTCTTGCTCCACTTACAGAAACTACAGGGAACACAGGTGCTCTTGAACCTGCACCTGAAGAGTTCCCTGCATTCCCAGATCCAGATGCAGATTGTACGATTGGTGGGAGGGTCATTATACCACCACTACCACCTCTAGAAAGAGGAGTAATGTTTGGTACATTCTTGGATTTCATTCCAACTTTTGCTGGATTGGAGTTACTATCAGTCATAGCAACAAGTTTATCAATTAAAGAAGTTCCAAGACGTGATACAGTATCTACAGGAAGAACATACTCGCCTGGTTGCAATGCAGTAAGTTGTCTGTCTGCAGTTGCTCCGCGAATGTTAAATCCACTATTTTCCTTGACTAAGCCACGGATTGGTCCTCCACCTTGCTTTCTTGGTAATGGTTCTCCTCTCATATTAGAAGCACCACTTCCCCTAAAGTTTCTCCAAGTCCCACCAACACCAAAATTCTTAAGTAAGAATGCTTCGTCGCCGATTGCCTTCAAAGTCTCTGGATTTACTCCGCTTCTTTGTCCTTGAATATAAGTTTTTTCTAAACTCTCAGCAGTAACTTCTCCACCACCTTGAAGCATCAGTGGTCTATCAATTCCAGGTCTTCTATATCTATCACCAGGAGCATATTTAATTTTTGGACTTTTTGGATTCGGGTTATATGGATATGGACTTTCTCTAAAACTTTTTAAATCACTCCATTCTCTTAAATCAAATCCAGGCATTCTATAGTTTTCTATTGGTTTGCCCGGTAATTTATCAGCAAAAGTTCTTTTATCCCTAAAAGGATTAATTCTTTCCCACCAAGGTCTTACGTTATTATCAATATTTCTATTTTTGAATCCTTCCAAATCAAATAATCTTTTTCTTGCGTCTCCTATAGCATATTTTAATGGCGTCCTAGCATTATTAAGTGCATCCCAAGCAGAACGGGAAGAAGTCATCTTTGGACTTCCAATTTTTACCTGAATATTACCACCACCCTGCATACCAACAATACCACCACCTTGTTTTCTTGGTAGTGGTTCTCCTCTCATATCAGAAGCACCACTTCCCTTGAAGTTTTTCCAGGTTCCACCGACACCGAAATTCTTAAGTAAGAATGCTTCATCACCGATTGCTTTTAATGCATCAGGATTCATTCCAGACTTTTGTCCCTGTATATAAGTTCTTTCTAAACTTTCTGGTGTAATATTACCAACAATACCACCAGTATTATACATCTTACCCATCTTGGGTTTATTCGCACCAGGACCACCATACTGGCGATTTAAAGCAAGAAGATTATTCGCACCTACAGCATCAACTGTCTTTTTATTCATTACAACTTCGCCTGGTTGAGCGATAATCATCTGAGTATCAGGACCAAATCCAGATACTTTTTGTCCTGTTGTGCTGTCTATACCATCATAACCAGTCGATAGTTTAGGTACTTCTCCTCCAGCATTAAACATTGCTCCTGGAACTGGAGCAACAATTCCCTGCTGTTGTTGTCCTGTTGTTAGTTCTTGTTGAGCGAAAAATCCACCAAGTTTCTTATACCAAGGAGCTCCAGGATCTTTCTGAGTTGCCGCTGCGCTTTCTCTTTGCTTATCAAGTTCTGGTTTTAATCTCTCTCTTTCCCCTGTTCTTGCTATGGTTCCAGCAACAGCAGTTGTTGTAATTAAAGTTGCTAATGGATTAGCGGCTGCAAATCTTCCTAGTCCAGCAACTGCTTTTGCTATTCTTGGTATTAACTTTACTAATTTACCAGCAAAAGATCCAACTATTTTTAAAGTTACTCTAACAAATTTTCCGAAAGGAGTAAAGAAAAGAATAGCAGCACCAAGTAATGTGGGCCACCAGTCCTTTAAAAATCTTCCGAGAACTTGAATTTTCTTTTTATTTGCTGGGTCACCTAACCAACCCATCAACTGAGTAAATGCTCTACCAAGTAAAGTGAAGAATATAAATTTCCAGATACGATCTATGATACTTTGAAAAGGAGCAAGCATCTTCTTTGCTGCTCCAGAGATCGCAGAGATACCTTTTCTAAATCCTTCAAGACCTGCTTCTCTTTTCCCTCTTTTCTCAGTTTCTTTTTCTTTTCTTTCTTGATCTGATTGCTTCTTATCAAACTTAAACTTTGATGCTAAAACACCTAAGATAGAATTTAGGGTTTTTTTGATCTGATTGAAACCACCTACACTTTCTTCTTTTTTCTCAGTAACATCTTTTACATTAGTTGGTATAATTTTTTGAGGAACTATCTTTGCAGTTTTTGCTTTTACAATTGCTCCTGTTTTTGGCGATGCTCCACCAACACCAGCACCAGTAGTACCAGCAGAAACTTTTGCTTTTGATGTCTTAACTTTAAATCTTAATCCTTTATCTTTTATTGCACGAACTTTTTTAAGTTCTTCCCTTAAAAGTTCGTCTTCTTCTCTTGGAAGTTCTTTACCAACTAATCTTCCAATTGCTAATTTCTTTTTTAATATATTAAAATAAGTCTGATAATCTAATTCAACGCCAGGATTTAATCCAAGTAACCGTAAAATTACTTCATCGATTGCTTCGGTTTTTACTTTGTTACTTGGATTACTAACCATTTGCTCTCTGTTGTGCTTTTTGCTCTTCTTCTTCTATATGTTGCTTTAATAAAATTGTATAGATGTCTCTTTCAAAGGGCATCATATTTTCAATTTCAGTAAGACTCCATTTATGATATTGAATCAGGGCAAAATTTAACTTGAAGTAACTCTCCAAGTCCATGTGACTCATACTTACGCGAAAAAACTTGATAACCCTTCAAGAACAACTTCACTTTCAACTTCAGTATTTGGATTTTTAATAGTAACTTTATGAGATAGTTTAGGCATTGTTTCAAAGAACTTTTCAATATCTTTGAACTGAGTGGAATTCATTTGTTCTAAGAACTCTAATATTTCTTTCTTAGAAACATCAGCAGAAGCCCAAACTTCATCTTCCGTATAAATCTTATCAATACAAGAAGCAATTAAATCAAATGATTGATCCATTGTATTATCAGCGGATAAATCAAAGTTACTCTTAATAAATTGATCCAGTGATGGATATTTCATTTCCATCATAATCGAATCATCAACTTTGATTTGTTTATTATGATCCGGGTTCTTTTGAACCTTAATATCATCAACGTTGATTTTTACAGGAACTGTAGTAGTCTCATCATCAGGACAGATAAGATTGACTTCAATTTCTTCACCGACTGATTTTCCACGAATATTCAAGAACAAATATTCAATATCAAAAGTAGGTAATGCTTCTACTTTAATACCCTTTGTTTCAATGCAGTTTTTAATAACAGTTTTAATTGCTGTAGTAATTTGTTTGGTGTCTTCAGATTCCAAAGCGAGAACCAAAAGTTTTTCTTCCTTTACCAAAAATGGACGATACTTAATTGTTTGTCCGGTAGATGGAAGTTCAAGTTCATACGTTGGTGTAGAAATGCGAGGTAATACCATTTTAAAATTCAATTAATACTATCTGGTTTATTTATTTTAGTTTATTGGGACTTAGAATAAAGATATACTGGGGTTATCAGCAACAGCACCAGTTCCAGCATTTTTATTGTAATTAGGTTCTGATGCAGTTTGCGTTGATACTCTAGATAACTCCTGAGATCCTGCAGATGTTCTCTGAGATCCTGCAGATGTTCTCTGAGATCCCGAATTGTTTCCTCTAACTAAAGTGGCTGAACCAGATCCAGTTGGTTGTCCAAGTAACGTAGAAGGAACTCCAGGAGCAGTACTCTGTGGAGCAAGTGGAGATCCTCCAAACGAAGGAATTCCTGCAGCAGGTCCACCAAACACTGGATTTGTGAATTCTGGAATTGCGGGAAGAGTCGAAGGAACATTTGGATTTCCTATAGATGGAAGTCCTGGTACTGGTGTTGGTCCAGGTTCTGTTGGTCTACCTGCCTTCACTACTTTTCTCACATAACGAATATATGTAAATGATACCGTACATTTTAATAGTTGCGAGGAATCATAAGAAACAGGCATTGATGTAATACTAATCGGATACGCTCGGATAAACTTGTATTCTAAAGCAGTTCCAAAAACATCTCTTTCAAATTTAGTAATATATAAAGCATCTGTTTGATAATCATTTGGAAAATTTACACGATAAAAATAATTTCTAGTTTCTAAAGCAGTTTGTAAATTTTCCCCAGCGCAGTAAGAAATCCACCTTTCAAAGAAAGTTATAATATCATAATTACGATCTACATAAAAAGTAAAATCAATTCTATCATCATATTGTTTTCTGTATGCGTGCCTTTCAGTAACTCCAGTATGATCATCATTGATTTCGTTCGTCATCATTGAGGACCCTGGAAGAGATGCCTCAGAACAAGAAAGTTCAATGAGTTCTTGACTCGTGGGGTTATTATAATTAACTCCACCTTGTTGTATAAACGCTAACGCAGGTCCAGGTGGTTGAAATTTACACACATAATGAGATGTTAAGGCATTATTTAATAGAAGTGCCTTAACTTTAAAATTACTTACTATAGATGGAGTTGGACTACCACCAGATGAAGATGATGGCGAATCACCGGGCGTAGAAGATGTAGGATTTGGAACACCAGGTGCTGGAGTTGGTCCAAGTGGATTTTGATCTAATCCAGGCAATCCAGGCACACTCGGATCAACACCAAACTCAGGATTTTGAAACTGATCGGATGAAGTTACCGGGAATCTAGCCACGATTTATAAATAGATTTGCTTATATATTATGTATGCGACGTAATGGCGGAAAGTATAAAGAGCATCTATAAACCATCGCATCCTGAAAAGTATCAGGGGAATCCAAACAATATCGTCTGTAGAAGTAGTTGGGAAAGGCGGTTTTGTTATTATTGTGATCATAATCCAGACATAGTTTCTTGGGCATCAGAAGAATTTTGTATCAAGTATATCTCACCAGTGGATAATAGAATTCATCGGTACTTTCCAGACTACTTAATTAAAGTAAAAGAGCAATCTGGAAATATTAAAACATACGTAATTGAAGTAAAACCAAAAAAACAAACTGTTGCTCCGAAGAAAAAATCAAGAGTAACTAAAACATACTTGAACGAGTGTAGAACTTATGCAGTGAATCAAGCGAAGTGGAAAGCTGCTGAGGAATGGTGTAAAGATAGACTATTAGAATTTAAAATTATTACTGAAGAAGATTTGTTTTAAGGGTCTAAATAGTTAAAAAGTCTATAATGGCGGAATCAACCCCATATCTTCTTCCGAATACTCAGGGAAGATACGTTACAGTACCTGTTACAAATACAAGTGGAGAAGTCTATCGTATAAATGACGATGGAACCAGGACGATTTACGCTGATTATTTTGTAGAGAACGGAAATACTATTCTTGAATCATCTACATTTGCCTCGGAAGAATTTAATAGAAATTTAGCACAGAATTCTCAGGGATATAGATCAACAATCGGCAATTCTATAATTCAGGCAAGTGGTGGTCCTACTCAGACAGCAGCACCAAATTCGGATCAACAAGGCGGTTCTGCTCCGATAACTCAACCGACCACGGGTACTGAACTTACTGCTGCTATGTTGGTGTATCCCGAAGATCTTGGAAGTACCGAGCAAGATAGAATTAAATTTCAGGCATTAAAATATGTTCCAAGAGGATTACCAGATAATACTTCAGGGCAATTTGAATCAATCAAACCAAATTACGAAATAGCAGATATACCAGTATTTTTACCAATTCAGTCTCCAATCACAGATCAAAATTCCGTTGGATGGGAAGGAGATACATTGAATCCAATTGAATTGAAAGCAGTTCAGTTATCATTATCTCTGATGCAAAACGAAAATATGGAGCAATTGCAACAAGAGGTAGCAAAAACTTTTACTGCTGCTATGAATACCTTAAAAAAAGAATCGCAAGCAGTAAGAACTTATCTTGCCGGACAAGCAGTTGGTGTTAATAACCTTCTTTCCAGATTGGATGGACAAGTCCTTAATCCAAACTTAGAGTTATTATTTCAAGGTCCACAGTTAAGACCTTTCAATTTTACCTTTAAAATGTCTGCTAGAAATAGACCAGAAGCAATAATTATTAAAAAAATTATAAAATACTTTAAACAAAATATGTCGTCTAGTGTTGGAGATAATGGTTTATTTTTAAAAGCACCTAACATCTTTAAAATTGAATATCAAAAAGGAAGAACAACCAAACACCGGTCAATAAATTTAATCAAAGAATGTGCTCTTACAAATTGCTCCGTTGATTATACTCCCCTAGGAAGTTATATGACTTACAGTGATGATGAGGCTACAATGATTGCCTATACTATGACGTTATCATTCCAAGAACTTACCCCAGTTTATGATAGAGATTATCTCACCGGTGAAGGAAAAGATCACCCCATAGGATACTAAAATGGCAAAACCATACTTCAGACAAGTACCTAACTTTGAGTACATCAGTAGAAATACTGACGAACAGAATATTTCTGACTATGTACCCGTAAAGAATTTCTTCAAACGTGGAAAACTTCGCGATGATATTTTCGGCAATCTAAACTTCTTTGAGAAGTATTCAATCATTGGTAACGAAAGACCTGATAATGTTGCCTTTAAGTACTACAATGATGATACTTTAGACTGGATAGTTCTTCTTTCAAATAACATTCTGAATATCCAATCAGAATGGCCTATGACGCAAAGAACTTTTGATAAGGTAATGTTAGAAAAATATGGTTCTTATGAAAACTTATATTCAGGTATTCATCATTATGAAACAGAGGAGATACGTGACTCTTTAGGTTTTGTTGTTCTGAAGTCGGGTATTCGTGTTCCTCCTGATTGGAAAACTAACGGAAACTTTGTAGAAATCAGCAACTCATCTATTCTTTTCATTTCTTCGGGCGATGGCGTTAATCCATCAACCACAGTAAATGTAGGAACTACTAATGGTATTATAGGTCTTGAAGTTGGAAGTGAAGTTATTATTGATGGTGTATCTGAAGTTGAATACAACGGTAGATTCGTTGTTACTGGTATCAGTGCGTTTTCTGGTAATATTGCTTTCAACTTTACATTTGAACTTGCATCAGTACCAAATATAGCAACTCCAGTATTATCAACAGCAAGAACAGAATTAATCAGTTATGTTCTTCCGGAGACAACAGAAACACGTGGTAACTCTTATTACTATGAATTCTGGGATCCAGGTCAAGGCAATACTGTCTTAGTTCCTTCAAGTGAGTTTGTGAGACCGATTACTAATTATCAATATGAATTAAGAATTGAAGACGATAAGAGAAACATTTATGTACTTAAACCAAGATACCTGAATGTTGTATTCAATGACCTTGATGATGTTTTTCCTTATAAGAGAGGAGGTTCTCAGTTCATTTCACCAACTCTTAAGCGCGGAGACAATATACGCTTATATACTTGAATAATAAAAAAGGAGCATTGCTGCTCCTTTAGAAATTTATCAGTCTTCAGCCAATTTCTGGAAATACGACATTGCATCATCTTCATCATCGTCATCCTGAGTAATCTTAGGAAGTGAAGGAGACTTAGAACGACTATAGGATTCTTCTAGTTCTTCCATTACACGTTCTTCACGACTTGCAGGAGCACTGTAAGACTCATACTCATCTTCTTGCTCCAGTACAGCACGAGACTGTGTGGGAGAAGAAGTTTTACTGAGACCAAGGACATTATTCATACGTCGTTCAAGATCCTCATAGGACTTGAATTGGTCTGGTGATGTAATTGCACTCAGGGAATACTCTTTCTTCCAGAGGGCTTCAAGAGCATCATCATCATCCAGTAGTGGTGCAACTCGGTCAAATTCCGACTTGTCGTAATTCCAATACCCATCTTTCTTTACGATTTTGAGTTTGAAGTTAGCACCCTGCCAGAAATCAAAAGGATTGATTGGATCCTCATCATCAAATTCTGGTTGCATAGCATTAAGAATCTTATCAAAGATTTTCTTACCATACTTAAACAGAAATACTTTACCTTCGTTCTGAGGATTTGCAGGATCCTTTACAACGTAGATGTTAGAGTAGTAAGATAGTTTACGCTTTTGCTTACGTACAGTTTCTTTATCTTTCTCATTGCCACTGTTCCACAGACCGCGATTATACTCACTCACGGGGTCTTTTTGTCCAATGGTAGTGAGACTGTTTTCAATATACCATCCTCCGTTACCTTGGAATGCATGAGAATACATTTTTGCCCAGGGAACCTCTTCGCCATCAGGAGCAGGTAGGAAGCGAATGACTGCAGAACCTACACCCGTTTTATCCATCTCTGGTTTCCAGAGACGTTCATCAGCACCATTATTTGATGTTGTACTCATCTTCTCAACTTGCTTCACCAGTTTTTCAGTCAGTGAACCAAGGGAGGATTGCTTTTTAAGATTTGAAAAATTTGACATTTATGCCTCGTATTGAATAGGATTTGGCCTTTGTGTACTTTGCTATTCTACAGGTCTGACTCTGCTTTGTCAATCTGGTCTTTCATGACCTCAAGCATTTTGGACATGTTATTGAAAATGACGTTCATATCAACTCCAGAAGGAAGACCCATTAGGATTGCAGAATCCATGATTCTTTCCTTCATTTCTTTTGCTTCAATATCATCGGAAAGACTTAATCGCGTATAAAGAACTTTTTGTTTGTCAAGAAGTCTTTCTAAAAGTTCAACATGCTTCATCTTATCTTCTTTAGTCATACCAGGAAACCTAAATACGTTTCCGTATATGTCTTCTTGAAGTTCAGAAATTTCAGTCATCTCTGCGCGGACGACTTCAGATTCAAAAAAACTCATTGTTCTCCTAAAATAACTTCTTTCAAAATTCTCTTATAACAAAATACATCTATATGTATGAAAGGAGAATACTTTTGAATTCTTCTACTTACGGTTTCCCACACAGGGTCTTTAAGTTTTTTATCAAAGTTATTTCTAAACAGAAAAATTTTATCATAGATTACTAAAGTCTCTAGACTAAGTTTTCCACTCAGAAACTTCTTTAAGAGTGGTGGATGTCCTTTATTACATTTAAATACATCATCAAATTTATTCTCTTCAAAGAAACTTTGAGATTCTTGTTTAAAAATATAGGATAATGATTGAACTTTTTTCTGCCAGTTTCTGTACCTATCTTCACCTTCTTTTACTATGCTTCCAACCCATAATGTTTCTGGATTGTCATAGGAAACAAAATTAGATACAAAAAAATCAATTATTTCTTTATCTGATTTTTGTCGGGAAAGTTTTTCAAACCAAAATCTGTCCCGCCGGCCGTAGAAAGATTCAATACTACATTTTGATTTTCCGCGAAATTTATGATAATCAAAATTTTCTTTGGTGAAATGATTTTTTAGAGACAAATATGTTTTATATACTTCAAATGGTGTCACTTTGGAGATACTCATAAATTAATTTTCTCCTCATATCAAAATCAACATTTTCTAACCAATACTTTCTCATCAGTTTATTTTCAGCATTAGTATATTTCCTATGACATTTTTTACATAAAATCTCACATTTTTTCCATTCACCACTAATCATTGTGTGACGATAAGATGCTTCTGTTATTTTAACTAGAGGATCAATATGATTGAATTCTAAGTTTTGTGTTGAAGAACAGTTTTTACATTTTCCGCCAAGATTTTTAATAATTTGTTCTTTTAATGAATAGTATAAATCTTTTTGTTTTTCTAATATTGTCTCTTTATTTCTATGATACCACTCTCTTTGTAGTTCTTGAGTTCTTTTTTTCTTAGCAGGATCTTTACGATAATTTCGCATATACTCTGCTTTCTGTTCTTTAGACCAACTCATTTTATTTAAGAAAAGTCTTTAAATATTTATATAAAAATAAATCAAAAAATCAATTTAGCGCGTGAGGTTTTCTTGAGAAAATTAAGTTCCATTGCTTCGTACTTAATTTTTTCCTTCAATGGTTTAGAAATTAGTTTTGGAACTGATTCTAGATCAATACTATTTTGCTCACAGAAATATACGATTGCATCGATATAATTCATTTCAACATTTA